ATCAGAGAGCTCGCTCAGGCAACCGGCCTGAGCGATGCTGTCTTGCGTAGAGCGTTCCAGCGCGCAGGCATCCAGGCGCTGCGCTTCGACGATGCGATCTACAGGGCGGCCGGGCTCAAGCCACTGCCGCTCAACCTATCCCCGGCAATGGTGCAGGTCCTGGCGGCAGGCCTGCGGAAGACCGGCGGGCTCATCCACAACCTGGCCATGACGACCGCGCTCACCGGCCAGCAGGCATTCATCCGCGCTGCTGACCTGGCTTACATGCAAGTGAGCTCGGGCGCGTTCGACTACAACACGGCCATTCGCAGCGCGGTCAAGCAAGTGGCAGGGCACGGCCTGACGGTGATCCAGTTCGCCGGCCACGCGGACAGGCTCGACGTGGCCATGCGGCGGGCCGTGTTGACAGGCGTGTCGCAGACATCCGGCGAGCTGCAGGTGGCGCGGGCGACAGAGATGGGCGTGGACCTTGTGCAGACGTCGGCTCACATCGGAGCGCGGCCGACGCACCAGGTATGGCAGGGGCGGATCTTCAGCCGGTCTGGCACCTCCAGCAAGTACCCTGACTTCGTGCAGTCCACTGGCTATGGCACCGGCGAAGGCTTGTGCGGGTGGAACTGCCGGCACTCGTTCTATCCCTTCTTCCCAGGCATCTCGCAGAACGCCTACCACGCTGCCACGCTTCACAGCATGGAGAACCAGCGCGTGACGTACAAAGGCACGTCGCTCACTGCCTACGAAGCGTCGCAGATCCAGCGGGCGCTCGAGCGCAGGATCCGGGAATGGAAACGGCAGCGGGATGCTCTGGAAGCGGCTGGGCTTGACAATGCAGCGGAAGCAACCAAGGTCAAGGCGTGGCAGGTGCGCATGCGGGACCTGATCGAGCAGACCGGGCTGGACCGGCAGGGGGTGCGCGAGCTGGTCTAGCCCATACTCCATTTAGCGCATTTTCACGCAAACAGCAGATGTATATGATGGGGGCAGACTAATTCGCAATCCGCAATGCGTAATCAGGGCGGGCGCCAGGTGGAGCAACCACGTAAAAACAGCGTAGGTGCGAGTAACCCCAAAGGACAGACAAAATCATGAAACGCGAAGACCTGACCAAGCTCGGCATCACCGATGAGAAGGTGATCGACGCCATCATGGCCCTGCACGGCAAGGACGTTGAAGTCCACACCAGCAAGGTCACCACGCTCGAGGCTGAGAACACCGGCCTCAAGGAGCAGGTCAAGAAAGCCGGAGAGACCATCGAAGGCTTCAAGAAGCTCGACGTCGATGGCATCAAGAAGGCAGCCGAGGACTATAAGGCTGCGGCTGAGAAAGCCAAAACCGATGCCGATGCGCAGATCGCAGCTCTCAAGTTCGACCACGCACTGGAAGGCGCGCTAACGGGAGCGAAGGCGAAGAACCCGAAAGCCGTGCGCGCTCTCCTCGACCTGGAAGGCCTGAAGGTCGGCGACGACGGCAAGATCGTCGGCGTGAGCGACAAGGTCGTGAGCTTCGAAGACCGGCTGAAGAAGGTCCAGACCGAGAATGATTTCCTGTTCGAAGGGGATGAGAAGACCCCCAAGATCGTAAGTGGGGGCGGCAGCCAAACAGTCATCACAGACGCTTTCTCGACTGCCCTGCGCCAAGGCGCGGGCCTGTCGAAGGAAGCGAAGTAGACAATATCGGGAGATAGGAAATGACCATCACTAACACCGTCAATCTCGTAACGAAGTTCCAGCCCATCCTGGACGAGATCTATAAGGCCTCGTCCCTGACCGCCCGCATGGACGGCCAGACGAAGCCCGTATCGTTCGCGGGCGCGAACGTCGTGAAGGTCTTCAAGATCGGCGTCGTGGGTCTGGGCACCTACAGCCGCGTTACTGGTTATCCCAAGGGCAACGTGTCCGGCACATGGGAAACCCTCACCCTCGCCAATGAGCGCGGCCGCGAGCTCTTCATGGACCGCGAAGACGACGAGGAAATGCTCGGCATGGCGATGGGCAACCTGGTCGGCGAGTTCATGCGCACGATGGTGATCCCCGAAGTGGATGCCTACCGCTTCAGCAAGTACGCGAGCTGGGCCAGCATCCAGGAAGTCGCCAGCCCCACAACCCTGGCCTCCGGCACCGTGATCGCTGCGATCGACGCCGCCACGGCCGCCCTGAACGCTCAGGAAGTCCCAACCGAAGACCGACTCCTGTACGTGTCAGACAGCGTCCAGGCGTATCTCGACGCCGCGCTGACCCGCGTGTATGCGAACGAGACCGGCATTGTCAACCAGGTCAAGAACTACAACGGCATGCCTGTGATCATGGTCCCGCAGACCCGCTTCTACAAGGGCATCACGCTCGACGCGGGCGCAAGCGAATCCGCAGGCGGCTTTACCAAGACGAGCTCGACCGGGCGCGATATCAACTTCCTGATGGTCCACCGGCCCGCCGTCCTGCAGGTTGCCAAACATGACAACCTGAAGCTGTTCACTCCTGATGAAAATCAGGATGCGGACGGCTGGAAGATCCAGTACCGGCTCTATCACGATGCATTTGTCTACACCAACAAGGTCAACGGGGTCTACAGCCACATCAAGGCGAGCTAGCCATGTTGCTCGAAAGAACTGGCATCCGCATTGATCTGACAAACCCCGGCGACATCGAGTATCACAAGCGCCTGGGTTGGACCGAAGTCAAGGAGGCCGCGCCCGCCGCGGCCTCCGTAACGCCACCGGAGCCGAAGCCCGAGGAAGTCAAGCACGGGACCAAGCAGCCCAAGGCTCCAAAGAAGAAGGCAGGTGAGCAATGACAGCGCTTCGCGGTATCAACGGCGCGCTTTTGCCTTACAGCGATGCTCAGGAGATCCTGCGCGTCGGACCCTTCCAGAACCGCACGGTCCAGGCTGCGATCGACGCCGCCCCGGCCGGATCGGTGATCGAAATTACCCCCGGTGCCTACCTGGAATCCATCACGATCTCCAAGGCCCTGGCGCTCGTTTGCAGGGGCGCTCCCGGATCCTGCGCCATCATGGGCATTACAGTCCTGGCCGATGACGTGTCGCTGTGGAACGTCGGCGCGTTCGGGGTCGGGGCCGAATCGCCCTTCGCCCTGAAAGTCGGCTCGCAGACTGTGAGCCCGGACCGCTTCCGCGCGTTTGGCTGCAAGTTCGAAGCAGCGGCCGCTGCCGTCATCCTCAAGGGTGCGGGTGACGCTCTCTTTGACGGCTGCGAGTTCACATGGGCAGGCTCCGGCCTGCTGTTCTCCCCGAACGACGACGGCTTCTGCACACAGATCTTCGTCCAGAACTGCCGTTTCCATAATCTGGTGACCGTGGGCGTGGGCCTGGATACCGATGGCGGCGTGGTCAACCTGCACCTGATCGACTGCCTGTTCGACAACGCCGAAGATGGCACGGCCCCCACGGATTACATCAAGGTGGACCGCTCGGGCGACACCGGCATCATCAGCGGCTGTCGCTTTGCCACAGCGACCAATGCTGCCACCGTGCTGACGATCGCCGCCGGCATCCTGTGGGTAAGCAACCACACCGAAGCCGGTCTCTCCGCCGCGCGCCCGGGATAAGGGCAGCGCACTCTGACAAGGAGCTTGGGCTATGGCAGCGTATGCCGATTACACCTACTATAGCGGTACTTATCTCGGTGCTGCCATAGCCTCTGCTGACTTTGCCCGCCTGGCACTGCGAGCATCATCCCAGATCGACGCCATGACATTCGACCGTGCAGCTGTGATCGTTGCAGCTGCAACCGACACTGCGACCATCGACAAGATCAAGATGGCAATGTGCGCGGTGGCGGAAGAACTGCAGGCCATCGAAGCCGACGGCAATGCGGACGGCATCGCCAGCGAGAGCATCGGCTCTAACTCTGTGACCTACGCCGACAACGCCACCCGGCGCATGACGGCCGACGAGCGTCTCTCGAAGGCAGCCCGGGTCTACCTGGCCACCACCGGCCTGATGTTCCTCGGTTTCAAGTCCGGCGAGTATAGCGGGGACGTGGCCGATGAGGACTAACGGCCCGATCACCATCTACAACAAGTATCTCTCATCCGGAGCTGCGGCCTATCAGCGCACAGTCGTGCAGGATGTGGCCTTCGAGCACCGCAAGGCAGCCAACAAGCTGGCCAGCGGCGGCGATATCGCAGCCAACGCAGCCCGGGTATTCATCCCAATGGCGCGCGCTGCCAGCTACCTGAAGTCGAAGCCCTGGCAGGCGCTCGTCTCCAAGACCGGCAAGTGGACCCTGCAGGAAGGCGACGTGGTCGTGCAGGGTGCGGTCACAGACGAGATCACAGGCGGCTTCACCATCTCGAGCCTCAAAGCCAAGTACGACGACGTATACGAGATCTCTTCCGTGGACACGATGGACTCCGGCTCCGTTGCCATGCAGCACTTCAATGTGGGGCTGAAATGACGCCTCCAGTGATCCAGACCCCGCGGGGCGTGATCGTCATCAATGCCACGGGCAAGGCTGAGCTCAAGTGGAACCCGGACTTCCAGCCGAAGTGGCAGCGGCAATACAGCCAGGCGCAGAAGTTCATGGACAGCGAGATCCTGCGGCAGACTGAGCCCTACACTCCCCTGCTGACAGGCATGCTCATCAAGTCCGGCATCCTCGGCACGGATATCGGCTCCGGGACGGTCCAGTGGATCGCCCCGTATGCGCGCCGGCAGTACTACGCCACGCGCAAGCCTGGCAGCGCGACGGGTGCTCTCCGTGGCCCGTATTGGTTCGAGCGCTGGAAGCAGGTGGGCGGCAAGCAGACCATCGCAGCCGCACGCGGAATGGCAGGCGGCAAATGACAGTCATTCGCCTTCTGGCTGCTGTGCAGACCTACATCAAGACCTATACGGGCCTCGCATCCGGCGCGCCTGTGTGGGTGGAATATCTCGGGGTCGAACCCACGCAGTATGCGGTCATTCCCCTGCCCGGCTCCAGGATCGTAGAGACCTATTTGGACGGCGGCACGCTGCGAGAGTTCCCATTCGCCTTCCAGGCTGTATTGTCGAGCGCCGACGACGCAGCGCGGCTGGCTGGCAATGGCTTCTTTGAAG